CCATCAAGCGCTTGTACGACTGGTGGCAGCCCCGCCACCGCATTGTTGACACGCTAGTTCGCTCACGGTTCGTGTACCAAGACATGCTGGGCCACGACCTGCGAACACACACGACCGAAAGCCTGCGCAAAGTTGACGACCGGGCAAGGCTGGGCAGTCACGGTCTGGCTACGTGGGGCGTGCGGCTTGGGTTTGCCAAGCAGGAGTTCGAGGGCGACTGGGACACTGAGTACACGCCAGCGCTGGGTGCGTACTGCTTGCAAGACTGTCGTGTCACGCGGCGGCTGTATCTGCACCTTAAGGACAAGGGCATAGACGAGCGTGTTGACCTGCTTGAGCACCAGTTCGCTGAGTTGTGTGTACAACTGCGCACCTACGGCTTTGCCTTTGACGTGCAGGGCGCACGGGACCTAGAGCAAGAGCTGCAAGACCGCTCGACAATTATTGAAGACCAGATGCTTGAGACCTTTGGCGGCTGGTACGCACCGGTCGGCGAGGTTGTCGTGCCAAAGCGAAGCGTGCGCTACAAAGACAAGCCGCACGTAGCCGAAGGTTGCCCGTACCAGAAGGTCGAGTTTGTCTTGTTCAACAGCAACAGCCGACAGCACATCGAGAAGGTGCTTGTTGCGCGCGGGTGGTCGCCATCCGAGCACACCCCAAGCGGCCAAGCTAAGGTTGACGAGAAGACGCTACGTGCCATCGCGCCTAAGTTTCCTGAGGCTGAGCTACTGGCTGACAACTTTATGGTGACAAAGCGGCTAGCCCTTGTGCGCTCGTGGCTAGAGCACGGAGCTGACGGGCGTATACGTGCGCAGGTGATACCTAACGCTGCCATCACGGGGCGCACGAGTTCAAGGTCGCCAAATTTGCAAGCCGTGCCGCGTGTAGGTGCACCCTATGGTGAGGAAAGCCGCCGTCTGTTCACAGCTAGCCCGGGCCGCAAGCTACTGGCCAGTGACCTTGACCGAGCTGAGCTGACCATGCTGGCACACTATCTCGATGACAACGGTGAGTACGGTAAGCTGCTGCAAAGCGCCGACATACATCAAGTTAATGCTGACCGTATGGGCATCACGCGCGCGCAGATGAAAGGCGTGCAGTTCGGCTTCATCTACGGGGCAGGCGACAGGAAGCTGGGTGAGATGACAGGCCTACCCGGCGGTGAGGTGCGCAAGCGTCTGTTTGCTGCCATCCCCGGGCTGGAAGACCTGATTGCCAAGGTGCAGCGCGAAGCGAAGAGTAACGGGTACATCACGAGTATCGACGGGCGGCGCATTCCGGTCGAGAAAGAGCACACGGCGCTGAACTACCTGATCCAGTCAGCAACCAGCAGCGCTGCAAAGTACTGGGCAGTGCGCTGTGCCGAGCAGATGCGTGGTCTTGAGTGTGACATGGTGCTGTATGTCCATGACGAATTGCAGTTCGATTGCGCCGAGCACCACCTGCAACCTGCAAGTGTTGTCATCAAAGAATGCTTGCGTCAGAGTAATGATTACTTTAACTTGTCGGTTCCAATGACCTGTGACACGCAGGTAGGTGACAACTGGGCGGAGAGCCACTGATGTCGTTATACAAGAACATGAACGCTCGCAAAAAGGCTGGCACGTCGCGCCCGAAAAGCAAGAGCACCATCAGCTCCAAGACCTACAGCGCGATGAAGAATAAGACCGGCGGGTTCGCAGCAAAGAAAAAGAAGTAGCGTGCGCGCACTGGCCGCCGCACTTGTAGCGCTTGCGTTCCCCTTCAGTGCGCAGTCGCAAGCCGTGTTGTCGCCACCTTCGGACTTTGTGCCGTGGCTGGAAGAGGCACGACAAGCAGGCCCCGAGCACCCAGCGTGGGTCTACGTAGCAGGCCTGATCAATGGCGCTAACGTGCACAGCTTGCTGGCATACGGCACGCCTGTCGTCTGCAACGCACCCGGCGGTAACGACATAGACCAAACGCTAGACACCATCATGAACTACGTTGCTGAGTACAAGTTAGCCGGTGATCCCAATGCGCTGTTCGAGATCGTCGTAGTTGTCAGTCACGCTATCGCATTCCCGTGTACCGAAGGGTGGGGCGACAAAGTATGAGAGCCGTCATAGATGCAGACGTTGTTGTCTATCAGGCGTGCATGGGCGCTACTGCTGTCGCTGAGCACGAGGTAGGCGGCGACCTAGTACTGCAAGAGTTCATGTCTGTCACTGAGGCGGGTGTCTTGTTTGACGCCATGATCGAGACGGTACGTGACCAGTGCGAAGCGGAAGAGTTGCTGCTGTGTCTGAGTGGCGCTGACTGTTTCCGCAAAGAAATTTACCCGGACTACAAAAAGAACCGGAAAGGCGCACGGCCTATTGGGTGGTCAGCAATGCGCGGGCATGCCCAAGACAAGTACGGAGCGATATTCGTGGACGAGCTTGAGGGTGACGACCTCGTGGGCATTCACGGTAGCGAACCGGGCAGCATCATCTGCTCAATAGACAAAGACCTCAAGACCATCCCGGGCATGCACTTGGATAAGGATACGGGCGAGGTCTACGAGATTAACGAGGACGAAGCGAACAGGTACTGGATGATGCAGACCCTGACTGGTGATGCAACGGACGGCTACCCCGGCTGCCCGACCATTGGTAAGGTGCGTGCAGAGCGCATCCTTGATGCTGTCGGCCCGTCGCTTGACGAAATGTGGCAGGCAGTCGTGGCCGCATACGAAAAGCAAGGTCTGGATGAAAGCGCTGCCTTGACACAGGCACGGCTCGCACGGATATTGCGCCCCTGTGATTACGCTAGCGAAAGTGTTACTCTGTGGACCCCTTCGACGAAGACATCGTAAACCACCCGCGCCACTACACTCAAGGCATTGAGTGCTTTGATTACATAACTAGCCACGGGATGTCCTACGCTGAAGGGGCAGTGGTGAAATACATTACGCGCTACAAACTAAAGGGCAAACCGTTGCAAGACCTGCAAAAAGCTAAATGGTATCTCGATCAACTTATCTCGCAGCAGCAAGCTGCCGAGGATGCGGAAGGACTTTTCGATGACGTTTCGCAATGAGTTCGGGGAGGCGATTTTTCGTCAGAAATACGCGCATGCGGGTGCAGAGACGTGGCAAGAGCTGGCACAGACGCTGGTCGAAAACGTGGTGGGGCATCGCCTGCCGGATGACGCGAAAAAAGAATTAGTACAACTGATCACAGACTTTAAGTTCCTGCCCGGTGGCCGCTACCTTGCGAATGCGAACCGGAAGGCCCGGTTGTATAACAATTGTTTTCTTCTGCGTGCCGAAGAGGATACCAGAGAGGACTGGGCTGATCTATCTAAGCGGGTAGAGCTATGCCTTACCTCTGGTGGCGGTATCGGTGTCGATTACTCTGTGTACCGGGAGAAAGGCGCACGGCTTGGCCGCACTGGTGGCGTAGCCTCTGGCCCTGTCTCCAAGATGATCATGATTAACGACATCGGGCGGGCTATCAGACAAGGTGGAGACAGGCGGTCGGCTATCTACGGCTCGCTCAGTGCTGACCACCCTGACGCCGAGCTGCTGCTGTACGCAAAAGACTGGCACAAGATTGAGGTTGCAGGCACCGGTAAGTCACTGGCTGACATTAAAGAGTTAGACTTTAACTTTCCCGCCCCGCTCGACGGCACAAACATCTCGTTGAATTACGGCACTCGGTGGCTTGAGCACTACAACGAGACCGGCGACGTGGGTGACATCTTCCGCCAAAACGTGCGGCAGGCCATGAAGTCCAGTGAACCGGGCTTTTCGTTTAACTTCTACGGCAAAGAGCGCGAGACGCTGCGCAATGCGTGCTGTGAGTTGACCAGCTCTGACGACAGTGACATTTGCTGTCTTGGCTCTCTCAACATGTCGCGCTTCGACACCTTGCAAGAGTTCCGCGAGGCGGTTGAGCTAGCCACTTGCTTCCTGCTTTGCGGCACCATTACCTCAGAAGTGCCGTATGAAAAGGTAGCAAAGACACGCGCAAAGAACCGGCGTCTAGGCCTTGGTCTTATGGGCGTGCACGAGTGGCTGATCAGTCGTGGCAAGCGGTACGAAATGACACGCGAGCTGCGCAAGTGGATGGAAGTCTATCAGGCAGCATCTGACGCTACGGCTAAGACGTACAGCAACACCCTCAGTGTTAACGAGCCAGCGGGTAAGCGCGCCATTGCGCCTACGGGCAGCATCGGCATCTTGGCTGGCACCACCACAGGCATCGAGCCGCTGTTTAGCGTAGCGTACAAGCGCCGCTGGCTTGGGCCAAACGACACGTGGCAGTTCCAATACGTTGTCGATAGCGCAGCGCAGCAGGTGATTGACACCTATGGCGTAGACCCCGAGAGCATCGAGAGTGCGCTTGATCTAGCGGCTGACCCTGAGCGCCGCATCAAGTTCCAATACGAAATGCAGGGGTATGTCGATCACGCTATCAGCAGCACGATTAACCTGCCTGCTTGGGGTTCGGAACTCAACAACGACGACACGGTTGCGGACTACACGGCGCTGATTGCCAAGTACGCACACGGCCTGCGCGGCCTCACCTTTTACGCTGATGGTAGCCGGGGCGGTCAGCCACTTACGGCAGTGCCGTACAGCGAGGCCAGCAACCAGCAAGGCATCACTTTTGTCGAGACGCATGACGTTTGCGACATCACAGCGGGAGGAAGCTGCGGTGCTTGAAGCTCCCGTCATCAAGAAAGACTTGCTCGCCTATTTGACTGAACGGTTCCCCGACAAGGCACCGACAGCGGAGCAGTCTGAACGGGAGATATGGATGGCTGTCGGCGCAGTCGGTGTCGTCCGCCATCTGCATCATGTCTTTGAAGACCAGCAAGAAACCATCCTAAGCAAAAAGGTGACAAAGTAATGTGTCTGTTCGGCGGCGGCAGCGCACCCCCACCCCCAGTTTACGCACCACCCCCACCACCACCAGCGCCACCTATCATTGTGCGCGCACCAGAGCCTACGCCAGACCCCACGGCTGACGCTGGGCCTAGTCAGTCTGCACCTGCAATGGCTGGCGGTAACAAGACACGCGCGTCGTACAGTCTGCGCATCCGGCGACCGGGCAACGCAAAGGTGTCGGCACCTATCAATGTGGGCCAGAGCAAAGTTGGGCTAAACATTGGAAAGTAACCTCTTCAGCTCGAATTGCGCGAGCCGGTACGAGCAGCTTAGCAGTCTGCGCGAGAACTTCCTGCACCGAGCACGGGAATGCGCAAAGCTGACCCTGCCGCCACTGATCCCCGAAAGCGGACACAACAGTGCGACACGTTTCTACACGCCCTATCAGGGCATCGGGAGCCGGGGTGTAAACAACCTAGCGGCTCGTTTGCTGTTGTCGCTGCTGCCACCCAACACGCCTTTCTTTAAGCTAGAAGTCAGCGACGCAGACGCTAAGGAAATTGCCAAACAGCAGAAGCTGGAAGGCGAAGTGCAAGCTGAGCTGTCCATGATTGAGCGTGCTGTCATGGATGAGATTGAGCGCGAGGGCCTGCGCGCCCCAGTGTTCGAAATGCTCAAGCACTTAATTGTCGGCGGCAACGCCCTCTTCTATCTGCCCGCTAGCGGCGGCGCAAAGGTGTACGGCATCGACAAGTTTGTCTGTGTTCGTGACGCAGTAGGCAATCTGCTTGAGGTCATCATTAAGGAAGAGGTCAGCCCGGAAGTACTGAGCGCTGACATGCAAGCCCTGCTCGCTAGCAAAGGCGATGACGATGTGGCCCTGTACACAAAGTTCTATCTCGAAGACGGAAAGTGGCTGAGCTACCAAGACGTAGGCGGTGAAGTAGTACCGGGTTCTGAGGGTAGCTGGCCCGCTGACAAGCCGCCGATGATGGCGCTGCGCTGGAACAGAGTTGACGGCGAGGACTACGGGCGCGGGTTTGTCGAAGAGTACATTGGCGACCTGATCAGCCTTGAGGGTCTGAGCCGTGCAATTCTTGAAGCGTCTGCGGCGGCTGCCAAAGTTGTCTTTCTTGTGGCACCCAACGGCACGACGCGCGTGCAGGACCTAGCCGAAGCTGACAGTGGCGACTTCCGGTCTGGCAACGCAGCCGAAGTAAGCGCTGTGCAGCTCAACAAGCAGGCTGACATGGCGGTGGCGAGCGCAACTGCGCAAGCTATTGAGCAGCGATTAGGTCACGCCTTCATGCTGTTCGACACTGTGGCCAGACGCAGCGAGCGCACGACAGCCTACGAGGTCCGCGAGGCTATCAACGCGCTTGAAGTCGGGCTTGGCGGCGTGTTCAGCATGCTCAGCAACAGCTTCCAACTTGTCTTTGTTCGTCGCCTGATGGAGCGCATGCAGAGGCAAAACCGGCTTGACCCTTTGCAGGACGGTATCGTGGCTCCGAGCATTGTGACCGGTACTGCTGCGCTGGGTCGCGCCAACGACCTACAGAACCTGCAAAGTTTCTTCCAGTTCATAGCGCAACTTGGGCCACAGGTTGTCGAGGGCTACCTCAACATGGACGAGTTCGTGAAGCGGACTGGTGCTGCAATCGGTATCGACATGAACGGTCTCGTGAAATCTGGCGAGCAGCGCGAACAGGAAGAGATGCAAAGACAACAAGCTATTCAGCAGCAGCAAGCGGCTGAGATTGCCAAGGCTGCTGCCCCACAAGCCGTTAGCGCCGCTAACGAGCAGTACATGGAAAGTGCGAATGTCAACTGAACAACTTAACTTACCAATGCCCGACCAAGAACAACCCCAGCCGTCCCTTGAGGAACAGCTAGCGGCTCTTGAAGGCAACGAGCAAGTTGCAGAAGAGCAGCCACCTGAGCCAGAGCGCCCGGGCTGGCTGCCCGAAAAGTTCAAGACGCCCGAAGACCTAGCGAAATCCTACAGTGAGCTAGAGCGCAAGCTGTCTCAAGTGTCTCAGCAGACTACGCCTGAGGTTGACAACCTTGTGACTGATGCTGAGCGCGAGTTCATGGAGACAGGTGGAGAGATCAGCGATGACACGATTGCCAAGTTCGAGAAGGTCGGCATCCCTAGAGCGCTTGTCGAGCAGATCAGAGACATGCGTGTGCGGGAGGGAGAGGCAGCTCGCCAAGCAATTATCAGTGAGTTCGGTGGTGATCAAGCCGTGTCCCAGATGCAGGAATGGGCAGGGTCCGGCGTCTACGAAGACACTATGATCGACAAGCTCAATGACATGCTGAACAGCAACGATCAGACAACTGTGCGCATGGCCATGAACCAGATACGCAGTGACTTCCAAGCTGCAACTGGCGCTCGTGAGCCGAGCCAGACAATCAGCGGTCGCGGTGCTGCACAGCCCCAAGGCTTTAGGTCTACTGCTGAGATGGTCGCCGCAATGCAAGACCCACGCTACCGCAAAGACCCAGCGTTCCGACAGGACGTTGAGCGCAAAGTGGCGTTGATGCAATGAGGCTGAGCGAGCGAGGGGTAGCGCTGATTGCTTACTTTGAGGCAAGTGTCTCACTAAAGCTAAGCGACGGCACCACCCCGTATCCCGATGGTGTCAGTAAGACACCGTTACGCTACCGTACTGTGTATTGGGACAAGCTCGCCAGCAAACCTGTCTTGACTGTCGGCTATGGCACGACGACCTACGACATTCCTGAGCTACAGGAAGGCGACGTGTACACGCACGAGCAAGTTGTCGCCATGTTTCTGAACACAATTAGCAAGTATGAACAGGCTGTGCGGGACCTCGTGACAGTTCCGCTAAACCCCAACCAGTTTGATGCACTTGTCAGCTTTACCTACAACTGTGGGCGAGAAGCGTTGCGCACTAGCACCCTGCTGTCATTGCTTAATGGCGGTAACGCTACGGCAGCCGCCAAAGAGTTTGACAAGTGGGTTTACGCAGGTGGCAAAAAGTTTGCAGGCCTGATCAAGCGCAGGATGCTAGAGCGTCAGCTCTTCACGACACCATATAAAGAAGTGCGGGCAAACCTGACCGACAGCAGGACGGTCAAAACTGCCGGGGCAGCCGCAATTGTGAGCGGTGTAGCTGCTGTAGCGCCCGCTGTAGAGCCTGCAAAAGAGATCGCTAGCTTTGCCAAAGAGTACACTTGGGCATTTTTTGTTGCGCTAGCGTTAGTATTCATTTATTTAGTCTACTTGCGGTGGGATGACTGGCGCAAAGGCAAGCGGTGACATGTTGCAGACAGTACGAAACTGGCTCCTAGCCTTCGCCGCAGGCGCTGCTGTCGTCGGTTATCTCCTAAGCTCCCGCAAACAGACACATGAGAACATCGCCCGTGATGCCGCCGAAGCGCGCAATGACGTTAATCGCTTTGACGATGATGATGCTATCCGTCGCGAGCTGCGCGAAAGAGGATGGTATCGCGGAGATTAAAGACCAAACCTGCACAATCTGGCTGCCTATCTATGTATCACCAGACGATACGATGAAGACACAGACGCAGGCACTGGGAAACAACTTAGCGAGACAGGCCTACTGCCGCTAAGTATCGGCCCCGATGACCGGGACAACCGAAGCGAAAGAAACCTCGTAGTTAATGAAAGGGCCAAACGATGGCTAACGCTACTGTTTCCCGCCTCGGTATCGGGTCGGGTTCTACCTATACGCAACCACCTACCAACCAGTCCGAATGGGACACCAACAACGAACTTTTTTTGAAGCTGTGGAGTGGTGAAACACAAGCAGCTTTCGATGCAAACACTGTTCTGCGTGAGCGCACTCGTGTGCGCACCATCCAGTCGGGTAAGTCTGCACAGTTCCCTGCAATCGGTAAGACCGTTGCGGAATATCACGCAAGTGGGACGGAACTCACAGGCCGATCCATTGCGCAAGACGAGCGTGTAATTACCATAGACGACATGCTGGTATCGCATACCTTCGTTGCAGATATTGATGAGCTTAAAAACCACTACGATGTCCGTGGTGAGTTCACTAACCAGATGGGCAAAGCGCTTGCTCTGACCTATGACCGCAATCTGTTTGCAGCAGCGGGTGCAGAAATTCTGAACCCCACTGGCTCGCTGGCAGACCAAGGCGTAGCAGAGAAGATCGACATCAACACTGCTGTTACTGGCGTCGTTGATACTGACAGCCCAACTGAAACCACTAACGACATGGCCGAGCTGATCGACGCTCTGTACCTCTGTGCACAGAAGCTCGATGAGAAGTTCGTTCCTGAGACTGACCGCTTTGTGTACGTGACGCCACAAATTTACTACGGCCTCGTACAGAACGACAAAATCTTGAACCGTGACTTTGTGACCAACAACGGCGACTACGCCAACGCTTCGGTCCTGCGAGTTGCGGGCATGCAGATTGTCAAGACGACCAACATGGCGGTCAACCACGGGTCCAGCCCGCAGATTAACTCTGTGGACCGCTTCCCTGACTTCCGGTCTCAGTACAGTGCAGACATGTCCAGCTTCCTTGCTCTGGTAATGCACCCAGAAGCACTTGGGACTGTACAGCTTGCGGGTCTTGCAACCGAAAGTAGTTATGATCCTCGGAGACTTGGTACGCTCATGGTGTCCAAGATGGCCGTAGGTCATGGCGTGCTTCGCCCTGAGTGTATGATCGGCATCACGGGTAACACCCCAACTGACGCCTAATTGAAACGGGGGGTGGCCTACGGGCTACCCCTCGCCTTTTGCACTTAGGAGGTCAGCCACATGGGCAATCCCGTTACCGCTACAACTGAGCTACAGGCAGTCAATACGTGCCTGACAAATATCGGCGAGACACCTGTTCAGAGCCTTGAGGACGAGACGGTAGTTGACGCCAGCATGGCGCTTGAGATCGTGCGCGCTGTCACTCGTGAGCTGCAAAGCCAGTCGTGGCACTGGAACACAGACATCCAGATCAAGCTGACCCGTAACCTGAGTGGCCGGGTAGTGCTTGCGCCCAACGTGCTGCGAGTAAAGCCTAGCGGTCCTGACCAGCACTTGCCTATCGTGCAGCGTGGCACGTACCTCTACAACCGGCTGACCCACAGCTACAACTTCGATCATGACATCACTGTCGATCAGACCCTTGGGCTGCCGTTTGACGAAATTCCTGAGACAGCACGGCGGTTCATTTCGTTGCGTGCTGCGCGCATCTTCCAAGAGCGCACCATTTCTAGCGAGAGCATTGCGCAGTCTGACCGCGCTGACGAGTTCACGGCCTACACGGCACTGGTGAACGAAGAGACCAACGTGTCTGGCTACAACTACCTCGCTGACAACCTGACCACCCAGCGTATTGTCAACCGCGCGGGGCTTATCCGCTAATGCCGCTGATCAGTGAGACCGTATCGAACCTTGTCGGCGGCGTATCGCAGCAGGCCGAGAACCTGAGGTTTAGCAACACGGCAACCAGTATCGAGAACGCCTTTCTCAGCCCGGTTGTCGGTATGCAGAAACGGCAGGCAACCGAATGGCTTGGCGAAATGACAGAGTTTGGCAGCACTACTGCGCCGACTTTTAGCGACAAGGCTGCCTGTCATTTTATCAACCGTGACGAGACTGAGCACTATGTCCTCGTAATTGATACGGACGGGCTGCGCGCCTTTGATGCAGACACGGGTGCCGCTATCGAGGTCATCCAGCAGACAGACGTATCGGCGTACCTGACCGGCGACGGTAGTGGTGGCACGATGACAGACTTCACGGGCGGCTTGCGCTTTGCCACTGTTGCAGACACCACGTTCATTTTGAACCGCAACGTGACGGTGAGCGGCTCTGTAGACGCAGACTTCCTGCCACACCATTTCGCGGCGTTTCCGCAACTGGCCTACGACAGTAACCGTGGCGGCGACGGTCTGAATGATGGTATCAGCGTGCGGTATCGCTCCGACGCTACTGTACCTGAAACTGAGTTCCGAGTTACCACGCCTTCAGTCAACGCAAACTCAACTGTGTACATGGCGGCTGTCAGCGCAGGCGTGAATGGTGCGCGTTCGTTGACCCGAATTGTGAACAACAATAACTCCCGCAATGACCCGCACGACACAGCAAACCTTTTAGAAAATGCGTTTGGCTCGTCCATCGCAGCGGGCCGACACATTGTATTTCCAGTGCACGGTAACTACGTCTGGAACCCACCAGCGGGCAACCCAGCGCCTGTGCAGAAACTTGCTAACGCACTTGGGTTTCAATCGGGTAGCCACGTAGACAGTCAAGACACGTTTTCGCACCGCGACGTGCTGCTTGGCACCTACGCATGGACGTACAATGGCACTACCAATACTGCTGTACAGACTAACAACGGCGACAGTTTTGTAGACATTTCGTTTAGCGTTGTCCCTAACCGCAGCTACGGACCCAACGGCACTTACACCACCCTGTTCGGGAAGACGATCACTAACGACTTGCGCGTGTTTGCGGGTAAGATTGAAATCAGTGACGATAACGGCGTTACCTACCGCCCTCTGCGCGTCAACGATCACTCAACAATTAAGCTGAACGCTAACGCTACCAGCAATCGTCCTGAGACTAGCCCCGACATTGACTTCGACAACGTAGGCACTGGGCTGACAAGCAGCACGTGGTATGTCAACACAACGCTAACGTACAACAGTGGGGCGAGCACAAAAACTGTTGCAGAGTTTGCTAGCGCTACGTTCCCTAACCACGCAAGCCAGCGCACGCTGCTCAATGAGGTGCTTTGGGTACTTGCATACTCTGCCTACAACGACGCAGGCGTTCCTGCGAACACCACACAGTTCCTTGGCAGCTCGTATGAAGTCATCGACGCCTACGGCTTGACTGCTACGGTTGTGCAGCAAGGCAGCAGCAGCAATCAGGTTGACACGTTCCAAGACTTGCCTGCCCTTAACGGGTCGCCATCAATTAACGGCGGCTCGATCTATGAGGTAGGCGGCACGGCCATCGGTGACGGTGCGTACTACGTGATTGTCTACGATGACGACACAGGGGCAGATCAGCGCTACATCGAGACGTATGACGTACCCTTTGTGCTGGACGAGAGCACACTGCCTATCAAAGTGCAGCGCTCGTTTGACAGTTCGGGCAACCCGCAGTTTGTCGTTTCGCAGCACAAGTACGGCCCGCGCGTCGTGGGCGACGAAGACACTAATGCTACCCCGTCTTTTGTAGGCAACCGGCTCAACGATGTGTTCGTGCACGGCGGGCGCTTAGGGTTCCTGAGCGACGAAAACATGATCCTCAGTGCGGCTACTGACTTCGGGGACACCGCGCAGTTCTTTAGGACTAGCGTAACGCAGCTACTGGACACTGACCGCATTGACATTTCGATGTCTACGGGGCGCGTTGACGTACTGCAAAGCGCTGTCCCTTTTGCAAACACGCTGCTGCTCATGTCTGACCGTGCGCAGTTCCGGCTGGTGGCTCCTAATGCCCTGACACCAGCGACTGCGCTGTTGCAGCAAGCCGCTTCGATTGAGGCAAGTAAGCTCTCAAAGCCTATTGCTGTCGGCACTAAAGTCTTCTTTGCGCAGGACAACATCTCGTTCA